CATTCATATATATTAACATGCACCGCGGAGGTGGGCGGGGTTGATGTGTCGCACTTCCCGGATGGGGTGTGTTTATGGAGAGAGGAAGAGCGCTGCGGCGATGAACTGCGTCTCGGTGATTTTCCAGTCTGGCGTTTCGGTTTTTCGGCTGTTTTTGTGCAGTTCTGAAATCTGAATTCGCTGTCGTTAGGAGGTTCGGTGGTGTCAGGAGCTGTACTGTTCTTATGGGCGACATTTTGGTGAGTTTTTGTGGGAGGGACGGGTTTTTTTGGTCGTCTTTGCGTGCTGCGTCTGAACACTAATATGTGCTTTTTGTGGTTTTTCTTTTTTGTTTTTATAGGAGTTTCGTCCTTTATTCGTTTTACCACCTGAAATTTGGACGCATATTTTGTTATATCTTAACAGTAGAGAAATTGCCATTTTTGTGGGAACATATAGAGAACTCTTACCTGTAATCAAAAACTCATTTTTCTGCAAACAGTATTTTAGATTGTTTGATCGCATAGTTTGTAATCATGCATTGAATATGTTACGCGCACATTGCACTTTGGAAAGTTTTAAGCCGTTAGACTCTTGGTCTCGGTGGTGTTGGAACAAAAATTTTTTACCATCCGGTCATTGTGTGGCGTGCTTAACTAATCCGCATTTGCTCCTGGAAACTCCATTTAACTGTGGCTGTCATTGTGTTGACCATCGTAACCTTTGGTATAATTTACGGGATGTGGTTATTTGGAATGTAAACATGTGTCAAGATCTTGGTCCCGAATGGAAGTGGCCTGAATGCGGCATAGACATTGTGGAGCCGCGGAAGAGAAAAAAAATCTTTCGTAATTATCTCAGGGCCATGCAGAGGAAATTGCATGCCGACTCAAATTGAAAAACAGGAAACAGATGGATGTGCTTTGGACAGGACTTTTTTACAGATAAGTTTTTGGACAGCTTTTCTGGCATATTTTGGCTTATGGAATTTTTTTGTTTCTTTGCATTTTATAGCTTTGAATTAAGTATGGACAGCTTTCTATACAAGTTTGGCTTTTTGGAGCATTCTTTGAAATGTTCCACTTATTTCTGTGATGGTTTTTATCCCATCAAGGTATGTATGAATCATGACAATACGTATTTTTTTATTGAAACAGTTTTGGAAACATGTTTTTTAACAACTATGTATTTTTTCTTTTTTGCAGAAAGAACTATTGAGGTTTAAATTACCTAATGAACTTTGGATGAAGATTTTGCTTTATCTTACCAGTAAAGAAATTGCTTTATTTGTTCATGCTTTTCCTGAATTTGCACCTTTGTTGCTTGATCGATATTTTTTGAAGCAGMATTTATGTAGATTTTCAGCAATTGAGTGCAATACAACTTTAAATGCATTGAGAAAGAAATTTGTGAATGACAGTTTTCAGGCTTTGGATATTGGTACTTGGTGGTGTAATTGTTCTGATCTCCTCCCTTCTGGGCATTGTGTTGCATGTTTGCTAAATCCACATTTGTTACTTGCTTCACCTTTTCATTCTTATTGCTTTTGTTTGGATCACAGAATCATTTGGGATTACTCTGATGTTGTGATTTGGTCTGGAAGTTCTTGGCCTGATCCTGTTGGGAAAACTTGGCCTGCTTATGACTGTGAAACTTTTTGCAGTAAAAAGAAGAAAGTATTGAAGAAGGGTGCTAACAATTGATCATGGATTTAAATACGTTAAAAGCATCTTTTGAAGTACATTCTGGACATTGCACTAAAATTGACTGTGAACTCAAGTGGAAAAATCATATTGTTGCACATGGAATATTGAAAAAGTCTCATCATTTGTTATATTTTTTAATACCTTTGTTTAAAGCATCAGATGGTAAATTTATTTTAAGGAGAAAATTGGAAGCCACTATCACATGTTACTGTATGGTTCCTTTGTCTTTCAGTTGTTTATTAAATTGTTTATCAGCTGTATGTAAAAGTGATGTTAACATGAATTATGTAAATAGAAATCAAAAAGAATCTGTATCACATCTAGAGGCTGAAGCAAATCTTATTGAAGCTATATATCAGCATCATGATCCTTTGGCAAATAATTGCTTATCATCGTCCTGCTTGTTTACTGGTAGCTGGCAATTACTAGCAATGTATCAAAATAAAATACACTTGTTTATATTAAGAGAAAAAACATTAGGTTGTTCAGAGCATGTTGATCATGTAAAATGTTGCTTGCGTGTTACTAATGCTGTTCGTGGTCAGTGTGACTGTAAATTTCCTTTTTCTGTGGAATGTTTTTCTAAATTTTTAAGTACTGTTTGCGGAAAAATAAATCACTGAGCAATAAAAAAGTTTTTTTGGTTAATATTTTTTGTGTGTTTTTTGGGTTGAAAAAGTTTTTATTGAATTATAAAAAAAGTTTTTTTGATTAAGCAGTTGTAAGTAAATATAATTGGCATAAATTTAAAAAAGTTATAAACCGTGAAGCAATTTGTAATATTTAGGTAGTTATAAAAAAAATATTTAGTCAGCTGGCAGAGTCAGTCATTCATTTGTGGTCAGCTGGTAGAGTCAATCAATCATTTGTGGTTTCTGTGGGTAGGTTAATTAGATGCTTCATTGACTTTTATGAGGGTTGACTTCTTAAGCAGAAGGAAAAAGTATTGAAAAAAATAACAAGAACGGAAAGAATTTTTGTAAAACCAGTTTTTCTGTGGAATTTTTTCAAGGACAAACTGTGCTTGTTTTTTAGAAAAAGCTGTTATAAACTTTAACTGTGGCAGTTATAATTAGAATGCTTAAAGTCATGTTAAGGATATTGGGTGGTCCTTTTGGAGTTGTAAAAAAAATGTTTTTCCTCTTGCGTAAATAAGTCTATTTTTTCCCTTGGATAGGGAATTTTGGGTAATAAAATTTAATGAGCAAATTGCATGCAATTGGGGGTTTTGTGGAATTTTTAGGATAAAATGTGCATGTTTCTAGAGAAAGCCTTTATAAACAATGTTCTAATTAGACTGCTTCCTTTAAAGTCATGACAAGGATATTGGGTGGAGAATGTAAAAAATATAAAAAGTTAGGAAGTAGGAGGAAAAACCTTAAGACCTTTCATTGTCCTTGAAGGAATGTACTTGATTAATATCTGAATGTCTTTTTCCTTTTACGTAAATCAGTTATACTTGAATAGCTATTTTTCTGCTTTAAAAGGCTGTGTGTTTTTTAGCTTCATGTTAGAAGTTGGTTTTCTGGAAAAGAAGGTAAGTTTTTCTTCGAGAAGAAGTGAATAAAGAGAAAAAGCAAAATGTTTTTATTTGGTATAATGTTTTTCTCTGTTTTTTAGGTTTTTAAAAACAATTTCTCATTGTGATTGGTTTCAGTGGTAAGTGTTAGATTTTACTTTCTTGTATATTTGTTTTTCTATTGAAAGTTTATAATTCTTTTAATGTGATGTTTTTTATCTTTTTATATAGAGATTGACATCAATTTGTACTAAAATTTTTTCTGTGATTTCACGTGTAAGATTTTTGAGTAAGTATTTTTATGTAGTTAAAAAAAGAACAAAATTTTTCCTACTGAAAGAAGTCTTTTTAGCATAAAAAATATTTTTTTCATTTTTTAGATATGAATCAAAGTAGAAGAACAGTTTTGGAGGGACGAGAAGTTTTAAATCACATCAAATGTATTAACACAGAGCAATATGGAATTTATTGCATTACTTCTGCAAAATCTTTAACTTATTGGGGCAGAGGACCTTTTAGAATATGTGTTAGATTTTCAGATGACAAAACAATTTATGGAATAGTTCAGCGAGATTTGTTTCCAGAATTTGACGCTGTTGATTATTTAAAATGGGCAAATTTTGACAATATGGGAATTGGATTTTTTGAGATAGAGTGGGAATATTTTTTAGAAGGGCTAAAAGACAGAGCTTTCAGCTCTATGGATGTTGTATTTGTTTCTGGGCGAATTACTGATTCTAGCTGGGACTTTTTTAAGTATTATTGGGAACATTATTTTCCTTATTTTCCAATTACAACAGATTGGGAATAATGGAGTTAAACTTACAAGTGATTGCTTGCAAGAAGCCTGAATTGATGAGTCATGGTTTGGAGTTGTTTCGTTGCCATGGTCGGGGCCGTCTTTGTCCTGCTTTGCAAGTTACAAATTTAAAGAAGCTTTTAACCCCCGTTATTTATGATCAATTTTTTTGTACATTTCCAATTAGTCAGAAAAAAGATTCTTTTTATAGAAAGCGTGAAATGGATTATATATTTTATTATCATTGCCATTGTAACTCTCCTGGGTCTCTTCAATGTTTGGCAGCTAAGAATGTTTTGTTGTTGTGTTTTAATGACATGCCAGTTACATTATATTCTGAAAGAATTATGAGAATGGTTCCTATTTGTTGTAATACATGGGTTTGCTGTCCTATAATGTTTCTTGGAGCTTTTAAGATGGGCCATGTGCATTTTTATTTTTTCTTTTGTGGAATTTCTTGTAAATCTTTTACTGATGCGTGGTTTAATTTTCACTCTAGTGAAGAGATTCAATTTGGTGACTCTTGTAGAATATTAGGAATAAAATGTAGATGTAATTGGCCTTTCAATCAGTGTCTTCAGGAAACAGAAAAGAAAATTAATTGCTTACGCTTGTTACATTCCTGTACTTTTCTTTTTAGGATTACTCATGAGTCTCCTTGGCATCTGTAAAACATTTGCAAGCTCAACAGTGTATTGTGAAGATGGTCATTATTTGTTTTATATGGATATACCGTTTTTATCTTTGGAAGTTGTTAGACAGCAGTGTTCTCATTCAATAGAATTTAAATTGATGTCTATGTACTTATGTGCTTTACCTTGCCAACGAGGAAGAGTACACTGTCATTGTCCGTGTCCGTCATCTTTACAGTGTTTGTCATTAAAACAGCTATTGAAAGTAAAATTGCTTTGCTTAAAACGCACTATTCCTGTATCTTTACCATGGACAAACTGTTGTTCTAACATAATTTTTTATAAGGTAAAAGAAGAATGTGTTTTTATTGCGAGATATTGGAATGCTATCCCGGTGGAAGAAGAGATTGTAAAATATTGCGCATATAGACGATTGAATTTTGGTCATTTAAGTGTTATATTTTTATTAAAGAATGTAGACAATGAAAAGTTGAGAAAGCTTTTAAATGTTTTACATGTAAAAATGAATATACCAGATTGTAAAGGTTTTCATTTTCCACCTTATGATTATGATTACTGGAAAAGCGGAGAAACAGCAGGATTTCACAGTCAGCCCTGCATGCTTAGATTTATAACTTTCAGAGGTCAAGAATATCAAGAAAGATATCTTAAAAGATGCTTTTTTAAACACCTTCAGTCTAAACAAAAAGAGCTGTTGTAGCTGTCCAAGAACTTAAAATTACTTGTGTTGTAAGCATTTGAGAATATTTTATCTGTACTTCTGTATCTGAAATTTTTGAAAACTTTACTCCTATTGTTTTTACTTCATTTCCAACTTGTTGAAAAGCTGCAGTAAATAAAGGTGAATCTGTTGACAAAAATGCTTTGAGTCCATCATTTGGAGTAAATGTAATAGTATCCACACTTGTGTCAGGTATGAATGAGGTACAATGAAGTACATATATTGCATGTCTTGTGGTTAAAAATTTTTGCCACATTAATACGAGCTCATATGCATCAAACGGAATAATTTGAGACCCTTGAGTGGTTGAAGTTGTTATCTCTCCAGAAGAATTAAAAATGAGAGGAGAAGATATCTTAGGAGTCAAAGCACCTTGTTTTATTTCTAGCCCTTGTCCGAGATTAATATTCAAGTTATTGTTATTTATAGACATTGGAGAATTAACATTTAATCCTAATTTTCCATTTTCCACTTTAAAAACATTATCTACATTTAATACTAGTTGTCCCATTTCCAAATTTAATGGCTCCATTGGATCAGTGAGTGTTATTTGCCCATCTTCAATTTGCAAAGTATCATTGGTGTTTAAAGTTAAATTTCCTTCATCAACTGTCAGTCCCTCTCCTATATTTAAACTTATTTCTCCGGTAGGTTTAATAACTATAGGAGTTGTAGGATTGGTTAAAGTTAATTTATTGGAATTGTATTGAAAACAATTAGCTATATCTAGTGTTAGTCTTCCATCAGAGATTTGGAATCCTTTATTTATGCTCAAAGCTAGTTGCCCTGTTGATTCTAAGTCCAGTGGTTCTAATGGTTCCGGAACACTAAGTTTATGATCTTGCAACACAAGAGAGTTATCATAATTTAAATTTAATTGTCCTTGTGAGTTTATAATTAGAGGTTCTATCGGTTCTTTTAAAGATAATTTTTCATTTTTTATGAATAGTGAGTTGTCTAAATAAAGTGATAGTTTTCCTTCAAAAAGTTGAAATCCTTTATCGAAATTGAGAGATAGTTGCCCTGAAGATTCAATATTTAAAGGTTCTAATGGATCTGGAATTCCCATTTTATCATCTTCTGTTACCAAAGTGTTGTTAGTTTGTATTTTTAGAATATAATTTTCTTTTTTTAGAGGAGATTCAGCAATTAGTGCTTGTGCAGTGGCTGTTAGTTGTCCATTTTCATTTATTTCAATACCTGGTCCTATCTTTATTGTGAGTGAGCCAGTTGGGTTGATAGTGATAGGATCGGTAAAGTTTAAAGATAATATCATTCCTTCACTTTCAAGCCCAGTTCCTGCTTGAATAAAAGGAGGAAGAGGAATCAGCTTGTCTTCAGAAAAAGGATAGACAGGATCCCATCGCGCCCGTTTCATCTGCAAAAATGACACAAGTGTATTTTAACTATAAACTTTTAGTAAAATGTGATTTTTTCTGTCCTACATTCAAGTGGATTAAAATTAGTTCTGTAACCGGTTTGAAATTAGAAAATTATGGATCCTTGTTGCTGTTTTACGGCGATGAAAGAAAAAGAGACAAGTTAGTGTAAGTAATATATGATTATTTTTATTAATAATACTGCAGAGATTTCCCGCTTGTGGGGCGAGGATCTTCAAATGGATCAAACAAAGGATTAAATTCTTTTGGAAAAAACAATAATGATTCAGAAAAAGGTTGGTTATATACAATTGGGGGAAATTCGCTGATGAACTGTTCAGGAGATAAACCTCCAGATCGAGGTAAACGGGAAGTTTCAGTGATGAGAGATTTATTGGATGGAAAAACCCCAGTTCCTTGTAATTGTTGACCAGGTCTTTGGTATTTTAAAATATTTGGAGTGGAAGCAGAAATCATAGGATAAGATGTTAAATCATTTGAACCTGTTCCAACCAAAATTTCCTGTTTAAATGTTGGATAAGGTCCACTTAATTGTATACCATTTGCTGTAGACAGAAAGTCTAGGTTTGTTATTTCCTCTTTAAGCTTGGCGGGAATATAAAGACTTGACTTTCTTTGTTTTAATTGAGTTGAAGGCCAGTTATTTATATTAGCAGCTATGTCGGTTCTGGTCAGGAAAGCACGAGTTTGATCTATATCATTGCGGTTAGCATTTACTTCCTGAATTCGTGCAAACATCTGTGGATTTGCTTGGAACCAATTAATTACTGCTCCATAATCTTGATGGGCTCCAGCTGTAAAGCCTGTTTCTGGTTGGTACTTCCAAATATAAGGCGTGACGGGTTGCTGCATGGCGCGAAAAATGACTATATATACATTCAAAGTGTAGTTGTTCTTAGCTTTGGTACTTTACCAGAAGCCTCTTCGCATCTTCCAGATATTGAAACAGCTTCTTAATATCTCTTTCATACAGGTACCTTTTAGTGATACTTGCTGGGGTTCGATTTCTTATCTGATGTACTTTCTCTGGATGCTTTTTAGATTCTTGTCTTATTTTTTCCAAAATTTCAGCTATTTCATGCTTTAGAGGAAGATGAGTTTGATAAGATTGAACGCTGCGACTTTCTGAAAAAATACAGAAGTAATACGAATTGAATCGTTGAACTTTTTCTTAAAAAATGCATTTTAATTAATTAAAATCATTATTTAAAATGATTTACTTACTTGATTGTTTTTCCAATTTCAGTTTTAGTTCTTCTGTTGCTTCTTCTTCACTTACTTCTCCTTCTTCTTCGCTGAGAGGCTCTCCATCGAGACTCTCTCGTTTCTGGAGTAGGTGGTGGTACATCATAGCCATTTCTTTCCCTTTGGGTTTCATGGTAGTTAAGGGTTGATAGTGTTTTTCCATCTTCATTAACACTCTGATTTAATTGTTCTCCCGTTTCTGGATCTAAATAAACTCCTGCTCCTCTTTTTAAAAGCTCTTTTTCCCGCCTTACTTGCATTTCAGTGATAGTAGCCAATAATTTTTCATCTTTTATAATACAAGCTGTTAATTGGTGGGAAAATTCTTCTTTGTTATCTTTATAAAAGATGGTTTTATCATAAAAGAAATCTTTTAAAGGTATCTTACTCAAATATGCATTTGCAAATGCTTGAGGTGTGAGTTTAAAACTCTTTTTATCTTTATCATTTGACTCAGATTGAAATTCAAATTTACCAATAGATAAGATTTCATTTAGTAGGTTGGAATTATAACAGGGCATTCTGTGTGGAGAACATAGATTGCATTCACAGTAACTAGAAGATATTGTGTAAGGTTTTTCTGGATGATTTAAGTAATTCCCATGATTCATTAAAAAGGTTGCATATTTTAACATTAAAACGTGACTCCACAATATAGGATGACTTTCTGTAAACTCTAATGGGACCAAATCTGATGGAAGAAGTGGGCAAATGCTTTGAGGAATTCCACTCTTAATACATATAAAGTTTCTAAAGTTGGTAATTTGACTTTGATTTATGAAATCAGGTAGGTTAGCTGAAAATGCATCCAAAAGTATTTGAGGAAATATTATATTAGCAATAATTTGTGCAGCATTTTGACAGGATGTGGCTGTAATAATGCTTACACTTTTGTTGTCAAGATGTTCTTTAATTTGTTCGATGGTTTTTTCATCTAATGTTTGGTTCCAAATATCCATAGCTGTTTGCCAAGTTAGTACCAAAAATAGATAGATTGTATCTAAAACATAATCCACTTTATCTTCATCTGATAATTGAGTATGTTGAAAGGGATTATTTAAACGGTTGCGGTGAGTCAATCCGTGAAATGTTACAAATTCACTTAAATTGACATCTGTTAAGAGTTGAATTAGCTTTACAAAACCATGATTGAATGTGTAGTGAAGTGATTCTTGGCAGTGCATTATGAATTGTTTTTCGCTGAATAGTTTTGTAATGCATTCTATCAATACTCCATAACTAATTGCCATTGAGAGTCTATTTTGAATTTCTTGGATATTTCCTGTAATTTTTAAATTTTTAAGTTTTTCGACAGTTATTGCTGGTTCATAAGTTTTTTCTAACTGATTTGGATCTTGAGATTTCCCAATAAAAGATTCAATTAATATTTTATGTAGATTTGGAGGAAGACTAAGAGATGGATAAGAAAAATATATTAGATTCTTTGCTTTTTCTTTACACCACATCAATCGTTGAGAATCTTGTTGTACTCTTATTAATTTTTGATTTGGTTGCAGTTCTTCAATCAAGTCGACTTTTCCTAGGCTATCATCCCATTTGCATTTTTCAACATCTGGAATCTCCGAGGAAAGAGTTGATTTCTTCAACCATTTTGGGTAAGATGGAGAACCTATATTGTTTGCTTTACATGATTTTGGCAATCCAATTGATAAAAAAAATGGATAATGTAGAGCTAAACATTCAGGTATTAGAAATGGTGGATAAAAATTCATCTTTGGGTCAGGATCTCCATTAAATCTTCTGTCTTTTGGACAGAAAATCAAATTTTCAAAGGCTGATGCGATGTTCAAGTCGGAAATATTCGTGTTTATCCCCTTGCATATCTTTATTTGTCTCTCAAGGTGTTTAGATAGAATAGTATCAACGTAGTTTTCAGCAAGATCTCCCTTCTCTGACTCTTCTATATTTTTTTCAGCCATCCTACAACGAAAGAAAACTAACAATGTCTGCTAGAAAGGGATCCAAATCTTCTAAAAAGGGAAGGTCGGAAATCGACGAAATGCAACAAAAAATGCAAGCTGCATTAGAAATTTTAGCTAAATTTGGTGATTTTGTAAAGGTAGATACTACTCAAATGAAATTTAATCCAGAAGAAGGTGATTGTGAAAAATTATTCTCTCAATATTTAAAAAAGATGAAAACAATAAATTTGATCTATTCCACTACTAAATCAATGGGAGTGGTGGGAGGAAGAATGCTGTATAGTGCCATTTGTAAACAAGTAAGTTTGAATCCTAATTTTAATGCATCAGGTTGTTACTTATGGTACAATGATTGGAGTGAAACTCGTACAAGATGTTTTCATGGAGATTTTATGTTTAAAAAAGTAAATGAGATTGAAATGGCCCCTACTTCTGATATGGGAGCTCAAGCTTTAAAGGAGGGAAGGGGGATTATATGCTCTGGAAGAATGAATAAGCAAGTTGTTAAGGTAATACAAGAAAATTATGTCATCTGTGCTGAAGATGCACAGCAGCGCTTTGGGCAATGCTCATCTAAAAGTTGTGGCTTGAATTTTTCTGATGAGAAAAAAGCATTAACTGCAATGCAAAATGCTTTGGAAACTACCAAAGCTGTGTTTCCTAATGCTAAAGTAGGAAATATGCTATTCATCCTAGGACAATGTGAATGTAATTATGGAGGAAAAATAATTACTGGTAAGCAGTTGCCTAAAATCACTGCTTATTCAATAACCGGATTGGAAGGAATTGATGTTCAAGATGTGCCCAAAGTGCAAGCTGCGGCAATTTTACATCCTGTAGTATTTGTATTTCAATGTTGCAATTATCAATATTCTAACAAGAGAAACTCTGGTAGATTTTGCGAGATGAAAATAAGCTTACCAGATCTACTTCAATGTTTAACTCTTGTAAGAAAATTCTGGTTTGAATGTATGGGTATGCCACTTCCCATTCAATTTCCTCAATTTAAATGGAGCCAGTGTTTTCAAGTTAAAAATACAGTTCTTCCAATGATCGAAGAAGATGTAGAAGCAAACCCGTTTGGAGACATAGAAGAACCACCTCAACCATCCCAAAAGAAAAGAAGAACAATTTTGGATTCAAGTAGTGAAGATGAAGAGGAGGAGGAGGAAGATTAAAAAAATTCTTCAAAAATCTGAATGTTTGTCATATCAATGAGTCTTTATTAAACCAACATTTGTATTCCTTATAAGGTGTTCTTTGTTTTCTTGAAAATATAAACTTTTTTTCAATAAAAATCTGTACACAAATAATTGATTAGCATGCAATAATGTAGGATCTAGAGGAGTCAGAGAAGGAAGCGCGCCATAGAGTTTTTGAAACAGAGGGTTTTTAAAAGCTTGACCTTTAAAGTTATAAAAACAGTATAAAAAAAAGACACAAAATAATCCACATGCCCCTGAGCAAGTACATTGTACTGCCTGAGTGTTTTTCTCTACATTAATGCAATGGTCATTGGTAGTTAAGGCTGATCTTTTAATCATTCCTTGATAAGAATAATTATATAATGATTGTAATTGTTTTTCTTTCCATCCTAAAGGATCAAAAATATACATTTTAAAATAATGAGGATCCCATCCCATAGCTATCCAATGTACTCCTCCTTCTTCCCTTGGTCCTGTATTAACTATAGCTGTTTGAATTTTTTCTTTATTTATGAATCCTGGAAATCGACAATCAAAAGTTCCTAAAAAACCATTGGTTAGATGGAGGGAAGATAATAATTTTTTCAGTTCTTGTTCTGATGTTCCACTCATGTTGTGGCACTACCGACAGAAAAAGGAAGGCGAAGATAAGCAACACTAATTCCACTTCGAGTAGGTTGATTTACAACAACTTGATCAAAAACACCAAATAGCAGCATCAAATAGGTATTTTCTGGCATACTGTCTACTGTAAAAACCATATTTAGTGAATGACTAGAATTTGCATAAAGTACATTTTGCCCTAAATCTGTCAAATTCCCCATATTGAGAAAATTACTAGAGAATGGAATTTGCCACATATATTTATCACATAAAAATTTTTTCTCAGTAGTTTGATTTTCTACTGCATCTCTTCCTACTAGTGGATAAGGCCAATTTGCCACATACAAGTGGCCTGAATTTTCCAAAAGAGAAATATTAGTTGTTTTTTGTTGTAAACCGCAATTATTCCAAATTTGCATATTAGTGGGATCTTGCAAATAAGCATTATACAAGTCAAAAACATCATCACCATATACAGGGACTTGTCTACTCATTGGTTCAAAGTTTTCTATAAAGCCATAATGTTTATATGTTGAAGGCAATTTGTAACCTTGATATGCTTGATTATAATTTGCTGCCATTTGCACCATAAAAAAATCTTTAGTTAAAGTAGACTGACTTATGTTATACCCTTCTGGATCATAATTTGGTTCTCGTTTAATTTCAAACCAATTTGGAATCAGTAGCCTATCATCTCCAGGCCATGGAACACTAGAATCCCATTGGATGGATACTCTTTGAAATGTATGTGTCAAGTAGAATGTACCATCTAGATAAGGAATTGATCCAGAATAATTAAAATTAGGATCTTTTGTAGCTCCAATCATTGGAGTTTCTGTTGCTTTTATTCTATTAAAACTCCATCCTCGAAAAGCTCCCCATGATCTATCTGGGATATTTACCACTATAGTGTTTGTATTAGCAGGAATCTGATATAAATTATTTACAGCGCCAAGGAAATCAGCAAAATTTTGATCATTGGTGGCATTTCTTAACATTAGTTCCAACTCACTTACTGTTTCATAGTTCATAGGAAAAAATGATACATATAAATTTATAGAAGTATATGTTATAATAGCTCCATCTGCTCTAAGATCGTTTCCTATTGAAGATTGCAATACTATATTGGGATCTTTTCTAAAGTACCATTCATAATTATATGTTCCTGGCAACAGCAATAGATTTCTGATGGCAAAAAATTTTTGAGGAACCTGTATGTGAAATTTACAATATCTTCCATTTCCTAACAATTGTGATCTATACTTCAATCCATTATTACGATGATGATTGAAAGGGTTAACATTATCCATGACATCTAATGACCATCTAGCGCCAATGTTTGTCCACGTATCAATCACATTAGGTATTGGAATTCTTCCATTAATATAACCATAAGAATTTGTGTTGGCAGGAAGATCAACATTGTTTGGTGTTTTCTTGTATTTGTCTGGCAAATACATGGCTACATTAGCCCACAAAAAAGTCCTTTGTAGGTTTGCTGAAAGATTCATTTCTAAAGAAGGTATATTACCATACCCTATGAAGGCTTTAGTATTATCAGTTTTAGCTGCTGTATTGCGGCCGGTGTCAACAGTCATAGCATTCCCTTTAGCTGGAGGAGTAAAATAATTTTGTACTCCATTTGGTGGAAAAGATAGTACAGGTGGACCTTCTTCATAACCTTCATTATGTAAAATTCTAACATATTCATCATAGTTGTCAACCGCTTGATTCCAAAGAGCAAAATATTTGTATCTATTACTTATGTCTGCCAATAAATATTGATAACTCAATTCACTATTTCTATCATTGAGATCTAGCACTACATTCAGTTGTTGAGTTTGAGAAGATAAGGTTCCAGCATTTGAACCATTGTTATAGAACATAATACCAATAAAGTTATCACGAAATCCAATATAATTAGGACGATTTCCACTTGAAGTGGCTTTTCCATCTTCTACAAATTCAACAAAATGCGCATCAGGATGTTTTCGAATAGCTTTATCTACTGCTGTAATGCCACTTACTCTATCTTCAGTGGTTGTAGTATTGAGGTATACTCTAGTAACAGCTTCAGTTGAAATATCCCCTGTAACACTTTGAGGAGGTGCGTATGAACCATAAGCAGGAAATACATCTCCTACACTAGTTGCGCTTAATATTCTTCCCTGACCTCCTGTTGTGGTTGGATCTACTTTATCAACCCCAGCAAAATCTTCTGTTTGGCCAGATTGAGGATTTGGTTTTATAGCTGTCGTTTGCACAGCGATCGCTTCAGGAACTCCTTTATCATTTGCTGCGTAGGTTTGAGGTAGCTGCGCAATGTAAATAGTGTCTCCTCCCTTTGTCACTGTAATGTTCGGCATAGCTGATTTTGGTGCTAAAGGATTATAAGCCGTCCCTCCATAAGGTTTAAATGAAGGACCTCTATCTAATGTTCCTTCAATATCAAAGTAGGCACTTCCAAGATCAGCAACACGATTATCTCCCACATTTAAAGTGAATCTAGCTTTATAAAAATTTTCATTATCTTCTGTTTGAATTGGGACAATGCGTAGTTGAAGCTTTTGAGATCGATCTGTAGTAACTCCAGACGATGGAGCCACAAAGGGATCCCTGAATTTTTCTCCGAGATTAAAAAAGCTTTGTGTTGCAGTGATGAACTGCACCAGATTTTCAGACAAATATTCCCTTGCATTTCTACCCGCAATGTGAAAAAATTCACGCTGTGGCTCCATCTGTAAATAAAAAGTGTTTTTAATAACAATATTTTCTTGTTGAACAATTTACTCCTTCTCCAGTCATATCATCCAAAAATGCACCCCAACCAGAAACACGTTTTCGTTTTCTTGTTCTTGAAATAATATTATCTCCAGTATCCGGTTGAGAAAATGGAGTTTCAGTAACAGACTTTGAAATTTCAGTTACAGGCTTTGATAACTCAAGTTGAGACAAAGAAGATTCAGGAATGGAAGTCTTTAGATTTTCAAATGGGACATTTTTGGTCATTGGTGGAGGAGGTGATGACAATTGAGAAGAAGATGGAGCATTCATACTAGCAATTAGTTGCGCAATCTGTTCTTGAGTTACTGGTTGATTAGGAATTCCTAGTGTTTGATTTTTTAATTTTTGCAAATCTTGTTCTACTTTTAAACGCCCTATATCTACCAAAGAACTTAAAGTACTTCCAGCTAAGTTGCCTGCATTTTCTATAACTCCTGATTGAAGAAAACCTTGTTTAGCTTGTTTGAATCCTTCAGAATTGCCTATTTTTTGAGCAGTATTTGATAAAAAAGATCCTATGTTTCTTAACCCAGATGATAAACTGTTTCCTATGCTAGACCAGCTGAAACCACCTCTCATGTCACAGATTCCAACGTTGTGGCCATAAACAGGTGTAAGCCCACAATGGGGCGCTAATCGCGCAAATGCCATTTGGATCTGTTAAAAAAAAAATCTAGTTTTAAGAACGCTTTGCATTTTGAGCAGCAATAACTGTGCTAGCAATGGCAGGAGCGGCTCCAATTGCAGCTGCAATAATTGGAATCAAAGCTGGAAGGAAACCGCCAGTTAATTCTCTACATAATTGGTGTGAACGTTTTTTTTTGACAAAAATATGTTTGCGAGACGACGGTCTCCGTCGACGAGGTTTAAACACGTGAACTAGTTTCATCTGAAAATTAAAAAACATTTTTTTACTAAACTACTTCTCTACGTGCTCGGTTAAAAGCTCTGATCCTACTAATTTCATCTAAGTATCTTTCAAATCTTTTTGTTGCATTTTCTCTTTTTTTCTTTCTGCTAATAGTTTCAGACCTTCTTAGCTGCGCTCTTCGCTTTGAGCGATTTCGATGTTTCTTTTCATATATTTTTAGTCTCTGTTTAARTCTAGCAAGCGATGTTCTAGCATTTAGTTGACCCCATTGAGCTCTATAATAAGGTCTAACTCGCACTGGTTGATTTTTAGTAAATTTTAATCCAGTTGCGCGCATTAAAGCTGTTCCAATTGCTCCCCAACCAGTGTTATCTGACGGACTCATTAAAACTGACATGATTGAACCAGGAGGATAAGGTCCGGCAATATCAGCCAGATTGTTATTGCAGTGTAGCGCTTGAAAGCACTTTCGGAGACACAGTCGCTAGAGATTTTTGGATGTACGGACAAGGTCGCCTTCTATCGTCCGTTATAGTTACTCTCTGCACACCTGTTAGGCTGTTTTTTAGAGGCTGAACTCCGTGATCTGCAACAAAGGGTACATTTTCACTTATCCAAGTAACTGTACTATGAGGAGGCTGCATTAGAATTGCATTCTTAGGAAATCTATTAAAAACTTCAGTTCGATTAGTCATCTGTTCTAATAGTTGAGAATAGACTGCATTAGTATTATGTACTAAGCCTGACTTCAATGGAAACATATGTAATCCAACTACGGGTAAAGTTTCAGAACTTGTAGTGTTGTTTGTAAATGTAATAGGAGGTTTAAATGTGTCTGGCAATGACCAATACACTTGTCCTACACCACCAGTTATATCAGGAACTACAAGTAATGTTTTATCTTTTGCAACACCTCCATTATCATAACTTAAACCCCACGATCTATAAGCTGTTTCCCATTGATCCTGAGCATTTTTAGATACATGATAAGTAACTTCATTTTCATCTTGAAGCACTGGTTCAATAGAAGCAGGATACTTTGAAATATCCATTAAAGGAGGTATATTTCCCTTAGTAAGGTCTTCATAAAGTAGTACAAATCCTTTTTCATATGGATTCCTTTTTCTTATTCCTAAAATGTTATTAATGCGTGAATATGTGAAGTCTATACCACAATTAGGAAGTAAAATGATATCTGGATGAAATGCTTTATATGTATATCTTCCAGGTGTTATAAGACCAGTTATAGGATCTAAACCTAATCCAAAATGTCTAGTATCAAATTTTAACCCTATATCGCTTACTTCTACTCCGTTTTGTCTACCTACTTTTAAATAATGATTGACTACTGCGGTATTTAAAGCATCAATTACTTCATTTGTGGTATAGTTTCCTTCTGGTATAGTTAATGTCACCCATTCATACACTGGAGAATCTGGATTTGTTTTATCTACCATTAACTTAGCTGAAAAAGAGTTACTATTAAAAAATTCACTTATGTTTGGACAGTTAGTTTTTAAGTAAGTTTTTAAATCTCCTCCCCATCTAGATCTTTCATCGAGTTTGATGTCTTGTGTAGCTGCTTCGGATACGTTTAGATCTGCATTTTGAATAATATTTGTATAAAAATTACTGTGATCATTATAATAATTTAAACTTTCAATATCAGAAGTCTTATTATCAATGAAATAAATTTTAGTTGTATCTTGCAGTGAAGCAATTGGAGAATACGTTATACTGTTTCTACCCTCTGTTGGAGCAAGGACGCGAGGCGGTGGTACAAACTTCTGCATCTAATAAAAAAGGATGACTGCCCGTCAGGTATGCAATAATGTAAATTTATTTTTTTTAAATGACTCTTTTCAAATTAAACTATTACCTCTTTTTGGTTGTAAATGTGAAAACTTATTAAAGCTTTTAGAGTAAGTTGTTACTTTGGTTTCACTTCCTGTTCCTAAAAGTGGATTGATACTTATGTCCTCTGAAACATCTGATTTACTATCAAAGTTACGATTTTCCCGAATTGATTTGTATCTCTTTTTTGCTGCATCTTTCAACCTTTCTCTTCTATGTTTAAAACGTGAATCTAGCATTTGTGCGGCAACTAATGAAGCAGCCGGCGCTAAAATTTCTCCGCTTCCGGGAAGTATTGTTTCTCCAACTTGTCTTCCCACATAACCTGTCAATGGGGGTATTACTGCTTTAGAAATACTTTCTCTTATTCTTTCCCTAAGCGGATAAAATGCTGAAACAGGCACGCTACTATAGTCTGTATGCGCTTTAGTTTGGACGGAAGAAATTGCAGTTGATGGTGATACTGCTGTCGCAAAATCTTCATCGCGTGCTTCAGCTCCTCTTTCAGAAATGTCATGAATGGGAAGCTCTTCCGGCCTGAACGATACCGCATTTTCTAATCTTTCTTGATTTTCCGTGAAAAAGTCTGTATAATTTTGTGTCCAAAAAGAAGCAGGAGGGGTCCAAAATTTATTTGAATAAATTTCCCTAAAATAACTAGGAGAATTGTATAAAGCAACTTCCATATATGCTATCAAGCGTCTAATAAATGGTCCATTTTGTTCATAAAAGGACGGAGCAAAAGAAAATGAAAGCTGTTCCAATGCTTCTTGAGGAGTTTCATTGTTTCTATCAATTCTATCTGTTAAGCTATTTTGAATATATCTTAAAATTTGAAGTTGGCGAGGAGACAAAGATCTAGGATTTGTAATTTGATCCTCCTTATTTTTTATTAAATATGCTAAAGTTCTTGTTAAATCTAACCCATCTGTTCCAAGCTCTTTGGCAGTTTCTACAATTTCAGTTTCTGTTTCCTCTGGAAATTCTAAAGCTGTAGAAACTGTTAATCTATACAATTTCATTAGAGTACTTATAAATGTGTCTGGACTAAAGGTATTGTCATTTGTAAAAGGAGCCATAAAATATAAAAGTACTCTAGTATTTGCGGTTAATCTGCTGGTAATATTCCCTGGAAGCGTTTCACCTTGAATTACTACTCCCCATAAATGAGAAAGATTTTTAAAGGCATCATTCAAGTTAATTGTATTTACGCCTGTAATGTTTACTTGTACAAAAGTATCAAATCCCGATTTAAAAACTGTCACGTTTGGTGTTTCGTTTATAAATAAACGTAAGGTTTGTTTAAAAGCTTCATAATTATATTGTCCCATATCAACAGTTTGAGGAATAGAGTTTAAAAATGAATTTAGAACAGTTTGATTACTGAGACTTTTGATGTCAGTAGTTCTAATGATATCAGATTGAATTGATCTGATGTCATTTACTAATGTTTCAAGATTGTTTTGAACATTCATGCTATTATATTTATGTACTCTAATTAATAAATCTGAGTACATAGGTCCAGCTTCTTCCAATTTTATAGCTCCTATTTTTACTAATTCATTTAGTAAATCAGCTATCATTTGTGGAGTTTCATTTTTCCTATTTGGAACAACAGCATTTTCTAAAGCTATTAGCTTGTTCGCAATAGGTTGTTTTTGAAAAGATAGTAATGCATTTTTGGATTTATCTGAAATTATAGAATCAATAATGCGAGATGTCCATTTGGAACGAGATGAGTTTACTGATTGGTCCATTCTTCTTCTTCATCAGATTCTGGGGCTTCAAGTGCACCTTTTAGGCTAAACATATAAGATTCATCACTAGGCTCCAAAGTGATTTTACTTCTTTTAAGCGTTCTATGGCTAGCTGTATTTACTTTATATGCACTAATATTATCTGCTAAAACTAACAAGGCTAAAATTATTCTTTTAAAATAAATATGAGTTTTAGCTAATTTATCAGCTGTTGGATAAAATCCACCGCTTGCTTTTTTAGCAAAATATAAAGCTAAATGGTTACTAACTGTCAAAAGTGCACTAAGTTTTTCACTGACAGTTTGCTCATCACGAAATATAAGATATAAACAAGTAATTAAATCAATTAGCCATTGCTGTGTGAGAGCTCCTTTTTTATCTTTCTGAGCAATATTACTTATTAATCTTTTTAAGGTAGGTTCTGTTATATGATTCAATATAGCAATTAACTGATACATAAGTTCAGAATGATTATTTAATTCTATATATGTTTGAATGAAATCGTCAAGATATGTTAAACCTAAAGAAATATTAGGTCTACAAATCAGTTGTTTTACATGACTGATAAAAGTATCATATGTCCATTTTTCTAAATCTCTTGTATGGCATCCATTTCTATATAGTTCAGCAGCTTCAATATGTCTTGCTGCTGCATTTGAACTGGGAAAATCAGGTTTGAATGATTCAGGATTTAATTTTTTTTGAGTATCAATTTTTATGTATTTGGAAGCATTATACATTAAATCTCTTTCCTCAGCCATTTTTGGTTCTTCATCGTGAAAAATATCAGTAATTGGAATTTTGGCTTTTGGTAATCTATCATCTCTTTGATTTCTTCTTAATGAAGCTTCTTCGTCATTTATGCTAGCAATTCCCACGTTTATCGCATTTTGATTAACTTCACTGTCTGCATTATTTACCGAGCCCGGTGAGTTGTTGTCATGCTCTGAAGAATCCAAGGATGAACGAAAATTTTGTAAAATTGGATGCATCTGCATAGTAATAAAGACAAATTTTTGTCTTTCAGATTCAACAATGGCAACAACTCACCGGGCAAAGTCAGCATACTCTACGCTATATGCGCCTTACAATTGATTTGAATCATCCTAGCATAACTCATACCAGAACAACAACTGAAAGAGGAATAAAATGGGCAAGCAGATACTTTGAATATCATGTCACTCAACTGTTAGATTTAAGACCTAGAGGTCCAGTTACTAGTCAAGCTCCATTTGATGGCGAACCACCTCCCAATTTATTGTTAGGGTATTTTTATGTTGCAAAAGTTTTAAATAATTATCTTTTTGATCAAAGAACTTACAGTAGCCTTGCCTATACATTATACCTTTCCCCTGCAACCTATGAGCGGCGAATGATTTGGCAAATATTAACTGATTGTTCATATATTATAAACACAGGATCATATTGGAGAGCAATACAAAGCAGTCAAGATTTTGCTAGTTCTATAACTCAAATTCAAAATGCAGTACTAATGGATCGCATTTTAAGCAGTTTACAGCGAGGTGATATGCAAGGTTTTGGTTTAGCTATTAGTCAACAAAATGATGGTAGATATTATTCCCCAGAACGTAATGCTCCATTTTCACACTCTTTCAGACTTTGTGGATTAGACAATAGAGATGCAAAAATTGTAAATAGTATTTGTGATATAAAAAGAGCATTATGCAATTTTTTAATATTAAGTAATAATGAAGACTGTTCAACAATTTGTAGCTTACCTTTTACTGATGATTGGATAACACACTTTATTGAAGAATTTAAAAAAATCGAAATTCCTAGAAATGAATGCAACATTCCTTTAAGAGATCTTGCTACAGTCTTAACATTAGGAAAAGGAGGTTTTAAAGGTGGAGCTTTAACATTAAGATCAGGAACTAGATTAGGATTACCATTTATATTAAGACAGCGAGAACAAAGAAGAGCTATTACAGAAAGTATTAGAAAAAAGAGAGGACAAAATATTAAAAAATTTATAGATACTTTACCTAGTCCTCGCCGACGTCCAAGAACGGTTGAAACCGTCGAAAATGAAACAATTGAAAGAGATATTCAATCAGCTTCTGAAATAGAAGATGAAATAGACTCAGACCGCGAGTCAGAAACTAGCGGTCTGAGTAGGAATAACTTCAATGATGAAATAATTGCAACAATTGTAGATTTGATACAAAACTTAGAAGATGAATTAACATCAGAAGCTAGACGTAGTAATTTCTTTACTTACGGAAGAGAATTTTTCCAATTACTTGTTAAATATTATAATCAAAATCGTCTTTCAGAAGAGTTTATTCAAAAATGGTTAATTTATTTTTTCATTTTAGAGCATATAGCCAGTACCTTATATTATCTACATCTACATTTTAATGACCGTTTTGTGCGAAGGAATATTGGAATTCAATTTGCGCAAGTAATATTAAGAGGAAGAAATGATATAGGAGAAGAAATCTTTACTAGAGTATGGTTCAATAGAGAAAACAGTGCTTTAAAGCGGTTGTATGAAAGAATTTTAACAGATATGATTGGAATTATAGATGTAGAAGGAAAAGATGTAAATTTTGATAATTTTGAAGAAAGAGATCAGTTATTACAAGATATTCAGTTTATAGAAAATAGTGGTTCAATTGAAGAAGTTTTTTCTCAAATAAATACTTCTTTCAGTCAGTTAGATTCTGTTGAATTAGCTTTTCGAATCAAATTTTCTGGTATCGTTGCTTACAGCACAAATCCTGTGGTACTGCGAAGCTTTGAAAGAACTCGTCAAGCTGCATTGAACAGATGGCTTCAAAGACAATAACTAAGCAAAGATCAACTCATTATATAACAGGTCTTCTTAATAATGTTCCAATGAAAATAATTTATTTTAAAAATTTTGAAAAAAGCTTTGCAAATTTTTTAATCCTTCAAGGCATAACTCCATATAATATCACACAGATTTTGCATTTTCAAGATATCTTACATTTTTATAACAATTTTAACTTTCCAGCAAAGATAAAAATTTGGAAAATTTTTAAAAGATATTTATCTTGCCAAGAAGAAGATATTGGAGGAGGATCAATAACTGTAAATTTGCTTAATTTTAAAAATGAGTGGTACTTGATCAAAGAAATAAAAAAACAAGAACAATGTGAATATTGTGGTGTAACTTATAACAAAATCCATAACTGTAATGTAAAACGAAGAGATTTTTATTATCACTACATAAACCATGAAACAAAAACCTGGTGGGAACAAATAAAATTTTCTCCAGTTGGATCTGTAAAAAATGCCAAAAGGCTTTTTATTGTGTATGACATTGAAACTTATACTTACCATACTGCTTATGGGAAACAATTAGTTCCTTATTTGCTTGTTTTTACCTTATTAGGATCATCCACATTAAAGAATATAGCTAAAAAAATAGCTATTACATGTAACTTTGTATTTGAAAAAGAATGTTTTTTGATGTTAGATCATAAAGAGGATAAAATTGGTGCTGCTTTTAAATTATTCAGAAGCAAACTGCAAAAAGCTCTGGCTAAAAAAATTTGGCTTACATTTATGTCGCAACACAATTTATCTGAAATTTTAACTTTCGAACAGCTGCAAAAGTTAAATAAAGAAAAAAAATTAAATGTAATGGCACAACCTCAATTTATAGAAGTATATGTAGTGGGTCACAACATTTGTGGTTTTGATGAAATTGTTTTAGCAAGTCATGTATTAGAAGGAATTAAAAATGAAGATAATTTATCAATGTTTAAGTTTTCACGAACATTTATGCCTCGAGCAGGAAAATTACTATTTAATGATATATCTCTATCATTGCCCAATCCGAAGTTTCAAAAACCAAATGAAGAAACATTTAAACGGTGGAATCAGGGCATAATGACAGAGGAAGATTTTCACTTACAAGGGTTGAAATTTATGGTAAGAGATACGTATTTATTAACACACTGCTCTTTAAGAAATGCCGCAGAAGCTTATCAACTTCCAATTTTAAAAGGTCATTGCCCGTATAACGCACTTAACGAATTATTTATGTTAGGTGATTATGAGAAAGAATCATCTGGTTATCCTGTAGAAAAGTATTGGTCAAATAAAACAGAATATGAAGAAAACAAACCTTCAATTGGGAAAAAGTATGATATATTAGGAGAGGCAACAAAATATTGTATTGATGATGTTAAAGTTACTTCGCAGTTGGTAATGCAATTAATCACAGGTTATCAAGACTTTTGTGAAAAATCTCTTCAACTTTCTTGCTTATTTAATATTTTTCAAAGACCAACAATCAGTAGTAATACGCAAGCTTTGTTCAAACAATTATTCTATCGCAACGAAGTATTTAAGGGAGAATTCTTAACAAATTTAGAGGCGCCGTCAGAAAAAATGTATGATTATGTTCGTTCCAGCGTTCGCGGAGGAAGATGTTATCCTACATTTGTTGGAATTTATGATGAACCTGTATTTGTTTATGATATATGCGGCATGTACGCGAGCGCTCTAACCCATCCAATGCCTTATGGAAAGACTTTAAATCCTTTTGAAGCTAATTTAGCTATTAACCATTTTCAACACATCTTGGATTCAAAAAACATAATTTCATATTTTGACTCTTCTATTAAACCCATGATTGTCACAGTAGATTGCGACCCGCCATCATTAGATATGTTAGATGTCTTACCACCTTTATGTTCTAAGAAAAGTGGAAAGCTATGCTGGACAAATGAACCACTTAATCAAGAGGTAGTAACTACAATTGATTTAATTACGCTTCATAATCGCGGATGGAGATGTAAAATTTTAAAAAATCAAATGTATGCTGTGTGGCCTGAATGGAAAGAAATCTGCAGAGAATACGTTAAAGTTAACATTACAGCTAAAGAGCAAGCAGATAAGGAAAAAAACAAAACAAAAAGAAGCATCAGTAAATTACTTTCAAATGCCTTATATGGTTCTTTTGCTACGAAATTGGATCAGAAGAAAGTCATCTTCGCCAATGATATAGATGAAAAAGACAAAAACAGATTAATAGAAGGAAAAAGTGAAATTATTTCTTACACATCGGTGATAAATAAATCACTTCCAAAGAGAACAACTGAACAATGGAGTAAATATTTCTTAAACCTACCTGAAATGAACTTTCACCAGCGTATCAACAAAAATGATTTTTCTCAAACTCCTCCCTTTATAACAGACACTAATCACGTGATTTTTAAGCCTATTACTTACTTATCTGCAGATTGTGATGAATTAATTTTGACCACAATTGAAGACAAAGAAGAATGGATCAAAAACAACCGTTATCCAACTCAAATAGCGTCGTTTGTTCTGGCATGGACAAGAGCTTTCATGAGTGAGTGGTCTGAAATTTTATATGGGGAAGACAGAGGAAAACCATACAGTGAAAGAATCTTAAAAAGTTTATATGGGGATACTGATTCTTTATTTTTGACTGCTGAAGGGCATAAATTAATGTTATCTAAGGGAAAATATAGATTAAAACAAAATAATAGAAAATTGATTTTTGATTCTCAGAAACCAGAATTAACTTGGGTTGTGGAATGTGAAACTAAATGTCCTAAATGTGATCAAGACAGTTTTGCTTCTGAATCATGCTTTCTAGCACCTAAATTGTATGCTTTAAAAGATATTACTTGTTCTCAATGTCAAATGCAGTTTGAAGGAAAATTAAGAGCTAAAGGTCATGCTAAAGATTGTTTAAATTATGAAATACTAAAAGAATGCTTTACTGAATATTATCTATTAGAGCAACCAAAGAAGGAATTTGCAACACAGAGAAAGAGTTTGAAACGAACTCTTCAAACGGGGAACGAAGTGAGCAAACCATTTACAGTGGTGGAGAAACATCTACTTCGCATACTAAGGCCATGGAAGGACATAACACTCTTCAAAGGGACCCAGTTCAAGAACGGATATTTACTTTACCCATACGACAGGAAACACCCAAACCCAAGACCGCAAGAGTTATTGACAGAAAATCCTTTTTGGGGAGATTTTTAACTGAAGCCCTTAAATGGCGAAAAGCTGTTATAAAAATTAATCCTCTAATCAGCAAAGATCCTTTTCCCGATGATAAAGAAATATTTGAAAAATGTTTGTATCATGGACAGTTGATGCATGATTTGCATACCATCGCCATAAATTATCAAAAAGCTGTAAATGAAGCACATACAATGTTGCACAACGAATGCATCACAAGCATAAATTATGGAATTCAACCTTTTATAATTACAATTTATGGTCCAACTGGAAGTGGAAAATCCCAATTCATTAGAAATATCATATCTGGACATTTAATTCAACCTTCCCCTGAAACTGTTTTTTTTATAACACCCGAAAAGGGAACAATTCCTACAGAAGAAAAAATTGCTTGGGAAGCACAATGTATAGAAGGAAATTATGATGCGATGGGTAATCCACTTAGTAAAACATTTCAACCTGTATTTATACCAATTTCATTTAGAGAAGCTATAGATGATAATAATCTAAACTTAGATAATCCTGAAAATATATTCTGCAAAGCAGCTGAAAAAGGACCTATTTGTATAATTATAGATGAATGTATGAATCAATTAGGTTCTTGTCATTCTATAAGCTCCTTTTTTCATGCTTTACCATCTAAAATTTTTGGAAGATTTTCTAAATGTACTGGATATACTGTTTTAGTAGTATTGCATAACATGAATCCACGCCACGACCGAGGTAATATTAAAGATCTTAAGATTCAATCAAAATGTCATGTCATAAGCCCACAATTAGAATCAACTCAAATAACACGGTTCATCAAGAATTATTCATTTGGATTTCCTCCTAGTTTGATTCCTGTGTTAAAAGATATAATTGATCATGCCAGAATGAATTCAAAATATAGTTGGTTGATCTATAATAATGTGCCAGTTTGTGAATCGTTTCGATGGAGCTATTACTCTCCCTCAGAGCAAATTAAACCAATTTTTATGGATTTACAAGGAATGTTTTATAATGCATGCGCAGAAATAAGAAAAGTATTTAGAAAGAGAGCTCATAGTCAAAATCAATATGTAAAACGAATCAGTTCAAATCCATTTTTCTTTTGAATAAAGCTTTATTTCAAAAAAATACAGTATTGACTTTTTTATTATTTAATAGTTCCAAAAGAAGGAGCAACATTTTCTTCTTTAATATTTTTAAGTGTTACAGTGTCTCCAGTACACCCAAGTAAGTAAACTTTATCCTTGAGAGCAGCATTAATTTCAACTTTTCCAGCATCTTCGACCGTAACTGTGTGACCATAAAAATGACATCCAGTAAAGCAAACACTTGTAACTCTATTTTGAGGAAAATTTAAAATTTTAACATCTCCAAACCAATGAAAGTTTCCATGGAACAATGGAGGTGTTTCTGCATCATCATCAAAATAAATGCCAGCTAGACTAACTTCTGTATTATTCCGCAGACGAAAATTACTAGGCCACAAAGAACCATGATCACAATGTGCGCAAAAGTTGTTTGTGAACATTCCTTTTGCGGCATTAAGATTTCCAGATGTTCCAGCATACCACATAAATTCTTTGACATGAAAATAAGCACTTCTACATTTACAAAAAATATTATTACTGCGCATCCATTGACCACCAATTACATTAAAGCAAATATGACAGTCAAAAAATTGATTCCCATTTGCCATTGAATATTCACAGGCGCCAGTATTTGAAATTCCAATTCTACAAGCATCAAACCGACATTCAGTTATTAAATGTTGTTGATTCCATTTCATAGCATGCCAAAAGTCACTTTTATCTGAGTACCAAACAGCTGAACCTTTAAAATTTTCAAAACTACATTTTGTGATAGTTGTTTTCCAAGCATTATGTATCCACACTGCAGAGTGAGTTTCACATTCATCTGTCATAGGGTCATGGCGATTAGGTGCATCATCTCCTCCACTGAACAAAATATTTTCTAAAACAACATTTAAGTCTTCAGGCATTTCCGTTTTACTCTGTACAAATAGAATAGGCCCACTTCCATTTAATTTTACAGTAGCTCCCTGTCCGTAAACTGTAACTGATTTATTAATTGGAACATTATTCCACCTGTAGGTAACTCCAGGTATTAAATAAACAACAGAATGATCTTGAAAGAATGCTGTAGGATCTGCTTCCAATGGTAACACAGCGGAAGTAAAAACAGTTCTAATATCTGTTTCTTCAGAGGTTTTTGCATTTTGTGTCCATGGCACTATGGGTTTGCTCACAAAAGGATAAGCAACAGTAGTATCCATTATTGAAAACCTGCAAAAGTCAATAGTATTTTATATATTTTTTTATTAGTTAGAATGTTCTATTAAAGTTATTAGTGGATACAACATTTGACCAACATGTTCACAGGTTTCCATAGTTTCCTTTTTGGATGTACGGCGACAATACGGACCGAGCCAAGCAATAAGAAAGAAAAAAATCGATCTGGTAAATGGTCTGGGAAGTTCCTTATATATCATGGAGATTTTATCGTAAACCGAGCCTGGACATAGTAAATCCAATTCTAGCATTGATTTTTGATAATCGCGCCTTATCTTGCGAATGAAGTTTGAATATCTCCATAGATGTATTTTAAACCACATACCATTCAGTATTCTCCAAAGTCCTTGCAAAGTTGTCTCATGTAACAAATCAATAATATCCAAACAGGACAAATGACGTGAAGACATCTCTTGTAAAAAAAACCTTATTTCAGCGTCCAACGTGGAGGTTTTACATTTCCAGCTGAATCCTTCATGCAGAGAAATGCAGTTAAGAAGTTCAAATAGTCGACTGACCATTTTAAATCACAAGCTCCTTTTTTAATCACAAAACAATCTCCACGCCCATCTACAAAATGAGTTAATCCGAAAATTTCATTGGCAACAGTAAAAGCTACAACCTGCCACATTTTATTTGAATAATAAAAATGTGGAAGATGCAACCAAGAAACATCGTAAGAGACATTTCCAAAATTAATCACTTGATGATAAGCATGTACTGCATACCAGTCAAAATAAGTAAATTTAATCCGATCAGATTCATTAAACCACTCACAATCAAGATCTTTTTTCTGAAAATCATCCATTTTGAGCTCCATTTTTCTTCAACGTTCCCGAAGAATCAAATTCAAGCGAGCTGAAAAATGGAATCAATGCCTCACTTATATACTCTAATGGGTGGAGCAACTCGCAAAAAGAGGAAGCGAAGAACAATTACCCGGAAAAGAAACCCAATAAAATCATCCAATCGGAAAATTACTCGCGGCACAAGACGATTAAAACATGTAAGAATACCTATAGTTTCGCAGTATCTGAATATACACCCCCCACAAGCTTTGAACAAACAACATCAACCTTTGTTCTATCATCACTTCAATCAACATCTTCATCACCAACCTAACCAACCATTAGTTGGTACTTCTTACCCCATGCCATCAACATCAATATTTATACATCCTCCTACTATAAATAATTCATTTACTAAAAATGTTTCATTAAAACGTGATCATCAACCTGACGAGATACAAGTCTTTCATGACGCACAAGATCACTTTGAAATTAAAAGAACAGATGGAGAAAACGACTCAGACATTAACGCGAAAAAGAAATGGTCATTGGAAGATGTGTTATCCTTTCTTCAAAAAGTTCCACATCAACTACGCAAAATTATATTAACGAGTTTATTTGGAGCTACAATAGGTTTGTTATTTGATTTGCTTCTTGGAGGTCCGTGGGGACTCACAACCAGATTATTACGGTTAATTATTTCACTAGTTCCAGGGGGAAATATTTTTTTAACTGCATTAGACGGATTAGGATATTTACTAGGAAAAAGCGCAAATCCATTTAATATTGCTTACGATCCTGACTTTCAAAATTTTGGAAACATTATACAATCCAAAATGAATGACAGATTAGCAGAAGATGTAGCCAAAGCAGCTGAAGAACAAATAGGTAATGGATTTATGCGTACTTTAGCTTCACTATTATCTGCAGCTGCTTCTGCTGGAACCCATCTAAAATTAGCATTACCTGCAATTCCAATTGCAGCAATCAGACCATTTCAACGTTAAAATAAAAAAGTCTAGAAAAAATATAATGTTGGAAGTTTTTTATTTAAAGGTACCAAATTTAGGAATTACATTTTCCTCTAAAACGTTTCTTAAAGTCAAATCATTACCGCTACATCCTATTAAAAATATTGAATCCTTGAAATTTTCTCCAACTATTATCTGCCCTTCATTTCCGTCTTGTTCAATACTTGTATTTCCATAAAAAGAACATCCTGTAATACTATATTTGTGCAGTTGATCAGATGGTATGTTAACCAAATTAATGCTAGAATACAAATGAAAATTACCAAGCATTGTTGGTGGTACAAAATCATCATCATCAAAATAGATAGCAGATAAAGCAATTTCATCACCATTATGTAACTTAAAAGTAGATGGCCAGAGACTTTCTAGATCACTATAACAGAAAACATTATTACTTATAGTACCCTTTCCCCCATCTGCATTGTCTGTTTCATAATTTGAATACCACATATTATCTTTAATATGTAAATATGCACATCTGCATTTAATTGTAATATTGTTATTATACATCCAATTACCTCCTATTGCATTTAAACAAATCTGACAATCAATAAAATGATTAGAAGTCGCTAAAGCAAATTCACTTCCTCCAGTATTAGTAATTCCTATGCGACACCTATCAAATTTACATCCTGTAATTGAATGTTGTTGTTTCCACTTATGCCCTCTCCAATATTCAGCTAAATCTGAATATAAAAGGGCAGCGCCTTTAAAATTTTCAAAAATACAATCTGCTACTGTAGTTTTTAATACTCGATGAAACCAAATTGCTCCCGAACCTTCATCAGCAGTTGACATTGGCTGATGTCGAAAAACAACGTCATCTACAACAAAATGAATCTTTTCAATATATACAGTAATTTCATTCACAGGCAATGTTTCTTCAGGTTGAACAAATAAAATTGGTCCATTTCCAATTAGTTTTACAGTTGCTCCTTGACCATGTAAATGAAGATTTGAATTGACAGGAATATTCTTCCACACATAAGTTGCTCCAGGTTGTAAATAAACAGTATCATATTTAGCAAAAAATGAGGCCGGATCGTCGTTTACAGAAAGAACAGGAAAATTAGACAGTACAAATCCTTGCTGAGTGGAAGTTTCAGACCAACAAACCAAAGGCTTTGAAACGAAAGGAAAATCAATTGATGCCATTGGTCTCCACAAAAATCCAAAAGATCAAAATGACTTAAAATAAAAAGTCGAAAATTTTTAAGAAAGAGAAAAAGTAAACAAATCTTTTCAAAAAGGTGTAAAAACCAAAAACAATGCCAATTTTTTTGATTTTCAGTCGTCGAAGGCAAAAAAGCACACAAAGGAAAAACGGTAGCATCAAACCTCAAAAAGTCAAAAGTTCACCAAACAATAACAAAAAAACCACAAAATGTCCACATAACACACAAGGTGCAGCCCCACAGGCGTCCCCGCCCACCTCCGCGGTGCATGTTAATATATATGAATG